TGTCCCTAGTCTCGAAATACTCATGCAGCTTATTGGCGATTTGAACGCTCGAATAGTTCTGAGCCTGATCTGTAAACACGGTTCCTCCAAGTAAACATCAGCGGTGCTATCCGCAGCGTTCGTTCATTTCGTCCAGCGTGTCGGGCTCGAAGCGGTAGGAGTAATCCAGCGCGTCGATGGGGGTGTCGTCTTCGGGTTCCTGGAGCAACCTGGCCGCGCACGCTAAGCACAGCCCGTGGCTCACGTTGCTCGTCATCGGGTCCAGCTCGGTCGTCGCGACGTTGTTGACCATCACCCGATGGCACCAACTGCATGCCGTGATGAGCTGGGCTTGGGTGGCTGGGGTCATGGGGTCGCTCCTGATGCTCGATACCCATAGAAGATATACCCCATACAGCCCATGTCAACCCAAAAGGACAGAATTATTTTTGGGCATGAAAATGCGCAGCCCCGGATGCTCCCCGGAACCGCGCGAGAACTAGCCCCTGATGCACCTGACGGCGGAGGCGAGGAAGCAAACGCAGACAATCAGGGCCACAAACCAGCACCCCTGATTTATGTCCTTGCCGGGAGTGTCATCTTCATTCATGGGCACCCCTCTCGTGAGCCATCTTTTTGTCTTGCGGGGAGCAAATATTGCCGTTCAATTCACCTTGTATTATAACGATACATCCAATACTTATCGGCGTCCCACCCCCAACCCCCTGAATAGCCGCCGTGACTAACCTCGTGATGTGGTCAGATGACATTGCCATGGTTACCCTCACAAAGCCCATCGAACCAGGTTCTTTACCTCCTCGATATTGGGCAGTTGTTCTGGGTCATGCGAATTAGATGCCTCTCTATAAACCCTGCAATAAAGTTCGCATTTGGTCACAGGGTCGGCAAACTTGTGTATATCAATCAACGCTTGCTCAAATGGGACCATGACGGATTTCATCCGGTCCTCATCTATGTCTCCACGGCTTAAAACTTCAATCAATCCTTTGTGATTCGTGAACATTAGGGGCGACACGCCGAAGACGTGGGCGGCCTGGATGATGGTTTCCATCCCAGGGTCTTTCTGCCCGTAGCAGATCGCCTGGAAGTAGTCCTTCGATATCCCTAGGGCGGATGCAATCTCTTGGTTGGTCTTCTTGGGGCTCCCCCGGTAGTCCTTTACCGCTTCCTTCCAGTTGCTCAGGAACGGTTCTGAGAGCCCTTCGCGCTTGGTCGGGTCTTCTTGTTTTGCCATGTCAACAGCATGCGGTGGGCGTTTTTTTTGGGGTATGGCCCCTTTTGTCCTTGATATATACCCCAATGGGCCTAACCTTGTGGTATGGCTAGATCCCGCTTCGACTTCAGACCTAGACTCCAGGCTGCCGGAATCAGCATTGCGGAACTGCAGCGCTTCGGCGGATGGAAGTCCTATCCCTCGTTTCACAGCCGCGTTGCTGGCCGGGCATTGATCGGGCAGAAATTCATCGACAGGCTCGAAGCCACGATCGCGGCGATGGTTGAGGGTCATCCCCCCACCTCCCTAGGCAGGGTTTCGTAATGCAGCGGCAAGGGCACGCGGTCGCCGATGTGGCGCGGCATTTCGCGCAGGCGGACGCGTACCCACAGGGGGCCAAAGGCTGCGAGCTGGTCCCAGACAACCAACGTGATGATTTCGGCGGACGTTTCCATTCGGACCTCCTAAACCAGTTCGGCATATAACCGAAGGCGACTACATGAATCGGTCTAATAGCAAACCAGGGCAAGGAAAAGACATCAACGGTCGAATTCGATCTTTATACGCTATTTCGGCTCAAGAGGCCCTGCACCGTCTGATCGTGTCGGAAAACATCAAGCGGGAGTGGCTGGCGCACGTGCTTGAACTATCCCCGCAGCTGCTTTGCAAATACGAAAATGGCACGGCACCCCTCCCGATGGACGTTGCCGCCCAGATCGACAACATCTGCCGAACGACCACGTTCTCCGATTTATTCGACGCAATGACCGGGCGGTGGGCGTCATGAGCGAAGAACGCGCATGGAGGCCCTCAAGCCTCGACTGGAAGCCGCGCTTTGACGCGCACGAACCCGAACCACAAGGGGAGGAATCGGAATGAAAACATTGCTGCTATCCCTGGCGCTTTGCGCTGGCTTTACCCCTGCCATTGCCCAAGAGCCTGCCCCGGTCCTCCAGCTTCGTGAGGATATCAAGGTGCTGGCTGTCTTCGGCATCGGCAATCACCTCTTCGCCGTGCTGGCATCGCCTCTCCCCACGGGGGGCCGGTCAATCGAGCTGGTTGACCTGAGCACCGGGGAGACGGTCTTGATGCTTCTGGAGGGCGTCAAGGCGACTCCCACCCCCTCGCAGGTGGCGAAGTGATCCCCACGGACAAACTCCTGCATTTCTTCGGCGGTGCGGTCGTGGCCCTGCTCTTCGGCGGTGGCTGGCCGGGCGTGGCTGCTGCGCTGGTCGTCGGCATCGGCAAGGAGCTGTGGGATCTCGCGCACCCCAAGACGCATACCGCCGATGTGTGGGATGCGGTGGCTACCGTTCTGGGCGGCGTGGGCTCATCTCTGATGTTCGGGGGGTTCTGATGGCCATGGACGACTTCGATGAACAGGAACGATGGCTGATCGAACAGATCGAAAACACCCAACGGGCCTACCAAGCGGCAATTCAGCCATACGTTGACCGATTGGTGCAGATCCGATCTTGGCGGCTCCCCAACCCGGTGGTGCTGGAGGCTAACGAATTTCGACTCAGCCTCCCCAATGGCTGCCCCGTTCCAACGGAGATCCCATGACCAACAAGTCTAGTGTCCAGTGGGGAGCAGTGGCCTTCCTCGCGCTCATCCTGGGCCTCCTACCTGCGGTGTGGGTGGTGCTCGAATGAACGACATCCACCTACTCCGAGCCATCCAAGACGCGCTCAACCAATCCCGCTATGCGGAGGCACGGTGCCTCGTCTATCGCGCCATCGTGGCCGAGCAGAAGCGCATGGCGGACCAAAACAACAATGCCCAGGTAGCGACCCCTGGGCATTCCATCGCCCGTTAGGGCAGGAAAGGTAAAACCTATGTCAGAAAGTATCAATCAAAACACTCACCCCGTCAAGGTCCACAAGCTGCCTGTTGCGGTGGGGAATCTTGAACTCCTGTTCGATGCGGACGGCAAACGCTGGACACCCACGACTAGCATTGCGCTCCTGTCCGGCCTGGGTATTCGGGACATGGCTATCAAGATGGAGTCCCGATTCTGGGATGCTAAACGCTTCCCGATCCAGGGTTACGCCACGAACCTTTGCCTTCCTGTGGCAAAGCTCCCGGAACTCATGCGGGCCATCCGTCCGGCCATGGTGCCCATCAGCCACAGAGCTAAGCGCGACTGGATGCAGGCCCATGCGTTCGACGTTCTGAGCAAGTATCAGCCCCCCGTCGAAGCGCCCCGGCTAATTGTGGAAGAGATGGAAGCGCCGGTTGAGATCCAGAAGGTTGTTTATCCCGTACCGGTCCCAGTCGTCGTGGCCGTCCAGGAGCATGAGTTGGTGTCCCTGAACGGATCCGAGCCGGTGACCACCTCGCTGGCTATTGCCCAGGGCACGGAGGTGGAACACCGGGCCGTCATCCAGTTGGTTCGGACGTATATCAAGGATCTCGAGGAGTTCGGAACTCTCGCATTTGAAATGCGGAAGTCTGGAGGTCTTCCCACCGAGTTCGCGATCCTGAACGAACCCCAGTCCACCCTCCTCATGACCTACATGCGGAACAGTGACATCGTCCGCACCTTCAAGAAGAGGTTGGTCAAGGCGTTCTACGAACTGTCCCGGCGCCCCGTCCAGACATTGCCTGACTTCTCTAACCCAGCGATTGCAGCACGAGCCTGGGCCGAACAATTCGAGCAGCGCCAAACACTGGCCTGCAAGGTTGAAGAGCAGACCGCGACCATCTCCATCCTGGCGCCCAAGGCCGACGGCCTGGACCTCATCGCCACAACTGCGGAGGGTGCCCATACCCTGACCGAATCCGCGAAGATCCTCCAACAGCCCCCCCGCAAGTTCGTCAAAGAACTGGAGCGATGTGGCTGGATCTACAGGACCAACGGGAACAACGCGGCCTACCAAGACAAAATCCGCCAGGGCCTCATGGAACACAAGTACGTCACGGTCCAACACAATGACGGGCCGGTGCAGAACATCGCCCAGCCGCTCATAACCCCCAAGGGCTTGACCAAGCTGGCGGCAATGTTCGGGCAGGCATCATGAATGAGTGGATCGATCACCAAGGCGGAAGTGTCCGCTCCGACGGGGCCAAGATCGGCGAGTTCTGCATGGATGGCGTGTATCAGTGGTGGTTCTACCCGCCAGACTGGCGCCCCAGGGGAAATGTTGAGGCCCTGGGTCCGTTCAATTCCCGGCAAGAGGCCAAGGTGGGGGCTCAGTCGTGGCTGGGGGTGTCGGCATGAAAGAGCTACAGACCACCCCCGAGATGTGTGAGCACGAGCTTGCGATGTATTCCCAGATGGAGCGGGGGATGTGCGCCGATGCCTGGATGGCGATGGATGCAGCGGCGGCTCATGAACTCCTGGCACTAGTGAAGGAGCTTTGGAACGCCGGTGAGTTTGGCGCGGCATATCAGGACTTCGGCCCCCGTTTGTCTGAATGGGTGGATCTATGAGCATCCCCATCGAATACCTCGAACCGGGCGGCGTCTACAGCGGCCCCAACGACCAGCACCGGGAAATCATCAAGATCGACGGGGATGCCATCACGTTCCGCGTCACCCAGGATTCCCTCCACGGTCGTGCTATCCGCAGGCCAGAGGGTGAGACCTACACCGTCAAGGCCCGCACATTCCGGGATTGGGCACAGGGAGAGGTGGCGTGAATGGGGCGCATCCGGTCGATCTACCCCGATGCCTGCATTTCTCAGACGCTGGCAGATATTTCGCCAAGGGAAGAGCGGACCTTCTGGAGGCTCCTCACCTATTGCGACGACAAGGGACGGTGTAGGGCAGACGCTAGGCTGATTAAAGCTGCTATCTATCCCCTTCATGACGACATGCTACCCCAGGAGGTTCAGAAGGATCTCGATGGGCTAAGCCGCGTGGGTTTGATCCAGTTCTACACAGTGGAAGGGCGGGGTTACTTGTTCGTAACTTCTTGGGAGGAGTTCCAGCACCCCAAGAACCCAACCCCTAGCAAGCTCCCACCCCCAGGGAATAGCTTCCCTAATCCTACCCCAGAACTACCCCAGGACTTACCCACCCCTAACCCACTGGAGTTAGGAGATGGAGATGGAGAGGGAGATAGGACTACTACAACAATGCCGACTAGCGTCGGCTCCGTTGCCGAAGTTGCCAACCCTTCCCCTAAGGAGAAGAAAAAGCCCAAGCCGAGGGGAAGGGACTTCAGCATTCAGGCCCTTGCCATGTCGTCGGACCAGCAGGCAGAGTTTGACCGCCTGTGGAATTGCTACCCCAAGCTCGGATGGGACTTCAGAAGCCGGAAGGAACAGCCCCGGCGGATCAACTACGCGGAAGCAGCCAAGCGCTACAAGGAAATCCTGGATTACACAGACGTGCGTCGCGCTGATGGCTCCAGGATCACCCCGGCTGATCTCTCTGACGCGATGGTGGCATGGGTGGCGACCCGTTGGGCCGAGGCTAAGCGCCAGGGCCTCCCGGCCCCGTGCATCCCGTGTATCGGGAACCTGCTCTCCAGTGTGGAGGGCGAAAAGAACCACTGGAAGGAAGCTCTCCTAACCCACTTCGACGCGATACCGGAGGCATCATGACCACCATTAGGATTTCTGGTTACATCCTAGCGGCTCTAGCCGCAATGCTGGGTGTTATCACCCACAACTGGTTCTTTCTGGCAACTGGACTCTCCCTTATGGTCCTGTGGGAGCTATCCGACATCAAGGATGCGGTTAGGGGGCGAAAGTGACCGCCGAACCCGACTACACCCCCCGACGCGGCCTCGATGGCCGGATGTTCGCCAAGACTCGCCCCATGAACTGCCCTTGGTGCGGTGACCTGTTCTATGTGTTCCAGGCAGACGATGCGCCCCAGCCCCCGTATGAGAACCCCGAGCCCCCCATGGTTGGCGAACCTGGGAAGGAAGTCATCAAGGGTATGCGGCACGTCTGTGATAAGCCCGCGTGTTGGGACCGGGAGCAGGCGCACCAAATGCGACGCACCCCCTGTTATCGGCTGGCGGCTGGCGAATACTTCAGCCCAGGCCCCCAGATTGATCAGCCCAAGGTTGTTCCCCTCAAGGGGCTGAAGATGGTGGGCCGATGAGCAACTTCCGATCAAGGAAGCTTATGCACTGTGCTGACGGTGCAACTTGTGAAGAGTGCGGGGTTGAAGATGGAACCGTTATCCCAGCACATTCAAACAAGTTGGAGGACGGGAAGGGTATGGGACTCAAGGCCCACGACCTGACCGCCAACCTTTGCCATCGCTGCCATCTGATCGTGGACGGCGTGACGCCTGGATACACCCAACAAGAGCGCGATCTGATTTTCTACCGGGCCGCATATCGGACCACTGTCCGCAATCTTCGGATGGGGTTCTTGAAGGTGGTGGCATGAAACTCCCGACCTACACCGTCCGCAACAAGGCGATCCTGGCCAACGCGATCCAGTTCGCACATGCGACATGGGAGGCGATGAGCCAGACCAAGCACCCGCTGGTGATCGAGTTCAAGCCCGAAAGCACCAAGCGTAACCTCCAGCAGAACAAGTATTACTGGGCCATCCTGCGGCAGATCGAAGAGCAGGCCTGGATCGAGGGGCGGCAATACAGCTCCGAGGTGTGGCACGAGGCGGCCAAGCGCAAGTTCATCGGCGTCGTGGATCTCCCGGGCGGGGGCGGCATGGCGATGTCGAGCGCGGATCTGAGCACCTCCGAGTTTGCCGAATACGTCACGCGGGTTGAGGTGTGGGCGCAGACCGAGCTAGGCGTCTCCCTCCTGGACCTCGCAGAGCCCCCGGCGCGATACGGGAGGTGCGGCATGAGCTGGACGTTCACCCTCCCATTCCCCACGCCAAGCCTAAACGAGATCCACGGGCACCACTGGGCCTGGGCGGCGAGTAACAAGGAAACGCTCCGGTGGTATCTGGCGGCTGCCCTGAATCGCATCCCAAAGATTCCGAAGGCTGAGGGGAAGCGAACGGTGACCATTTCCCGCCACGGAAACGGGCGCCTGGACCGTGACAACCTCGTCGGCGGGTGCAAGTGGCTGATTGATGCCATCAAGGAACGTGGGCTCATTCTGGACGACTGCGATGAGTTCCTTGATTTACGGGTCGAGCAGGTGGTGAGCCGGAAGTTCGACCCCTACACGGAAATCACAATCGAGGAGTGTTAAATGACAGACCACGAACTCTTAACCATTCTGCATTCCCGAATCGAGAACGGCGGGGTAAAGCTGCAAATTCAGCAGCAGGGTGACGGGTTTGCACGGGTGCATGTGGTGGCTGGGGTTTGGGGGTTCGAGGCAATGGCATACGTTCCAACAACAAGGGAGCTTTGATGGAGCACAGTCGAGCAAGCCGGGACAGATGGAACGCAACCAAGCGGGCGCGGAGAGCGGCGGCGAAGGGTTATGCCAATCCTGACATACGCATCGAGCACCCACCGAGCCCGGACATGACCGCCGAAGAGATCATCGAGTGGAAGATGGAGGATTTCCACCGGATCCAGGATTACGAGGCCAGCCGGAAGGAAATCATCGTCCACGTCAACACTCCCGGCCCAATTGCGATTGTCCACCTGGGCGATCCCCACTTGGACGATGACGGATGTGAGTGGCCTTCGCTCATGCGTGACATCGAAACCATCGAGCGCACCCCCGGCATGATGTGCGCGAACATCGGCGACTCGACTAACAACTGGGTCGGCAGGCTGGCCCACCTCTATGGGCAGCAGAGCACCACGGCGCGGGAAGCCTGGACGCTGGCACAATGGCTGTTTGTCAGGCTCCGTAAAAAATGGCTTTACCTCATCGCGGGGAATCATGACTGCTGGAGCGGAGATGGCGATCCCCTGCGCTGGATCACGGAATCCATTGGGGCGCTGTATGAGTCTTCAGAAGTCCGATTGAAACTCCGATTCCCAAATGGTCATGACGTGGTTATCAACGCACGGCACGACTTCGCCGGTGGGAGCATCTACAACCCAGCTCACGGCCCCATGAAGGCCATGCAGTTTGGTACCAGGGACGATGTGCTGATCTGTGGGCACAAGCACAAGAGCGGCTATGGCGTGCTGAAAGACCCCGAGACAGGGAAGATTTGCCACTGCATCCAGGTTGCAAGTTACAAGAAATATGACCGTTACGCACGGGAAAAGGGGTTCAGGGACCAGAATATCAGCCCTTGCGTTGTGACCGTCATCGACCCCACGGCTACGGAACCGGCAGACCTGGTGCAGGTGTTCTGGAGTGCCCAGCGTGCGGCTGAATACCTGGGGTTCCTGCGGAACGTGCGGGGTGTGGCATGAAAAAGCGGACCATCCCCATTTACAACCTGGATGTCTGGTTCACGAATGATGAGGCCGACTGCCGCGCATTTCTCAAGCGGCACGGGGCAGAAGAGAACCTGACCGACAACGCCAAAGGGGTATGGATCACATTCAAGGGTCGGGACGATCACGGCTACTGGGTGCTGGCAGTTTACGACGGCGATATCGGGACCGTGGTCCATGAGTCTGTCCATGCTGCCTGGGGAGTGCTGGATACATGCAGCGTAAAGACTGACGTTGATAATGATGAGGCGCGCGCGTTCCTGGCCGCTTGGTTCACCAAGATGGTGCTGAAACTGTTCCCGGCTGAACCCAGGGGTCCACGTCTCGTGGAAGGGGCGGAGAAATGAACACAAGCCCTGCGGAGGAATTCAACCAGAAGCAGGAGAAGCTCCGGGAGCGCCAGGATGCCCAGGCGTATGAATTTATGTATCTGTTGAAGTTAGCAGCCAAGGCAACGGCGCACGAAGGCGATGCCTCCGAGAAGTGGGCGGCCAATGCGGAACTGTTGACGTGGTTCAGGGCTAACCCTGTCCGAGTGATCGAGGCGCTACAGGCCGGAAACGAGTTCGCACGTAGGCCCGGGGGCCAGACAACGCAGCGATTCATACGCGCTTTGAAAAGGGTGCAGGTTTGTGAGTGTGGGGAGGTGAGGGGATGAGCAAGATCAATCTCAAGGACCAAGATGCCGCCGTGATCTTCCGGGCAAGCGGGATGACGGAAATCAATCTCCCGACACAGGGAGACGAGGGGGTCGCGTACCAAACAGCGGTTGATGTCCTCCGCTGTGTGTTCCTCTTTGAAGCCGAAAATCTGGATCTGTTGAAAAAGTTGGACATGAGAATTGATAGACACCGTCAAGCACTGAAAGAAAGGGCAGAGAAGGCGTTGCCATGAGCGAACCCGAATCATACGAAATCAACGCCACGCCACCAACCGGTGACCTTGGGGAGTGGATGTTCTACGCCTACGAGACGGTCGGAGCGGACCATCCGGAGTTCGCGTATCTCTACCACCTGGCGAACCTGCACGGGATTGATTGTCAGGTGGAGACAGATTCGGCAGTGTTCTGGGATCACGTTTGTCGCGTGGCGTTTACCAACGACCACGAGGCATGGGTGAGAGGGAGGGCGGCGTGAGCAAGCCTAATAATGGCAAAGTGTGCAAAAGAGCCAAGCCAGTGGGTTCTGGAGGTTCCAGAAAGGGGATTCCCAACAAAACAACCGCCCAAGCACGCGAGGCAATCAGCCAGTTTGTGGAGGCCAACACAGATCGGCTCCAGGGCTGGCTCGATCAGATTGCGGAGACAGACGGGCCGAAGGTCGCCTTTCAGTGCCTCATGGATGTGCTGGAGTATCACATCCCGAAGCTAGCCAGGACCGAACTGACCGGCAAAGATGGTGGCCCGGTCGTAGTGGCTGCCAGCCGAGAGGATGAGCGTCTATGAAGCTCACGAAGCGCCAAATGGAGGCCCAGGCCGTTCTGGCTGGAGACGCAACGCATATCATGCTGTTCGGCGGTTCTAGGTCCGGGAAGACGTTTCTCCTGGTTCGGGCTGTCTGTATGCGGGCAATCAAGGCTCCCGGCTCGCGTCATGCGATCATGCGGTTCCGGTTCAATGCCGTAAAGTCATCCGTGGTAATGGATACATTCCCGAAGGTAATGCGGCTGTGCTTCCCAGGTGTGACGTTCCGGCTGGATAAATCCGACTGGTATGTGGAATACGAGAACGGCGCTCAAATCTGGTTCGGTGGGCTGGATGACAAGGAGCGCACCGAAAAGATCCTCGGCATGGAGTTCGTGACGATCTATCTCAACGAGGCCAGTCAGATTCCCAAATCATCCCGTGACCTTGCCGTGACAAGGCTTGCACAGCAGGTAGACCAGCAAATCCAGGGTAAACCAGTGGAGCGGATGCGCCCTCGGATGTATTATGACTGCAATCCACCATCAAAAGCACATTGGACTTATGTTCTGTTCGTCGAAAAACGAGACCCGGAGACGAAAAAGCCGCTCCGAGACTCAGGAGACTATGAATGTTTTCGAATCAACCCGGAAGACAACACAGAGAATGTTAGCAAGGACTACTTGGCCACGCTTCAGGGGCTGAGTGTTCGGCTCCAGAAGCGATTCCTTCGCGGTGAGTTTGCGGATGCAACACCGAACGCCCTGTTCCATGATGAGGATATTGACAAATGGCGCGTTTTGGATGGCGTCACTCCTGAATTCGTGCGGGTGGTTGTCGGAGTTGATCCTTCGGGGGCAGATGATGCGGATAATGCAGACAACGATGCTATTGGCATTTGCGTGGGTGGTCTGGGAACAGACGGGAATGCCTATCTGCTCGAAGATTGCACAGTCAAGGCTGGGCCTGCGACTTGGGCGAGGGTGGCGACGGATGCTTTCGACCGGCACGAAGCAAATCTAGTCGTTGGTGAGCAGAATTTCGGCGGGGCAATGGTCAAATCGACCATTCAGACCGCACGACCGAGGACGCCATACAAGAGCGTGACGGCGGCACGCGGGAAGGCCATTCGGGCAGAGCCGTTCAGTGCTCTCTACGAACAAGGCAAGGTGCGTCACGTTGGCGAGTTCCCCGAACTCGAAGACGAGATGACGGCTTTCTCAACCGCTGGGTATCTAGGCGGGAAGAGCCCAAATAGGGCGGATGCTTGGTTCTGGGTTCTGGCGGAACTGTTCGGCGGAATTGTCGCTCCTGCCAAAAAGGAAGACAAGACGCCTCCAATCCCAATCGTATCGAGGTGGAGATGAGTGATTACATCACAGTGCGCCAGGCTTGCGACATTCTGGCCCGTGCTGGCTGTCCCTATAACCCCGTCTATTTCCGTATCAAGTTCCTGGAGCCAGGGCATGAATTGCTTCCGCTGGCCCCGCAACCTCCAGGTGATCGGCAAAGGCGTCGGCTCCTCATCCTACGGTCTGCCGTGCTGGCTATGATTAAACAAACAGCATAGAATAGAATAGATTAGGCATATCGTTATATAGCCGACACGGAATAAAAGAGCGACATTGGGTCTGGAGACGGACCCCTTGCCACTAACAGCTAGCCAAATCGCTGCTGCAACCGGATGCCCGGCGGACAACGTTTCCAAGAATTGGCCCCTGATTCGTCAGGCGCTTTTGGCGTCCGGTATAAATTCAGACCTTGTTGAGATTGCGGCTGCGGCAACCATTGCGGTTGAGACTGGCAACTTTGATATCACGGTCTGCGAGAAGCAGGCGAACCCAGCGAAGCAACCGGATCTGGCAAAGATCCAAGCTCGCTACTACCCGTTCTATGGGCGTGGCCCTGCCCAGTTGACATGGGAGACGAACTACAAGGCGGCTGGGGATGCCATCGGCGTGGATCTCGTCCGCAATCCCGAAAGGGCGTGCGAACCGGAGATTGCGGCACGGGTGTTCGTCTGGTTCCTGACCACTCACCACGTAGACAAGGCCGCTGAGTCGAAGAATTGGCGGCTTGTCAGAAAGACATGGAATGGCGGATTTAACGGCTGGGAGCCGTTCAACCGCTATGTGAATCGATTACTGGAGGCTCTATGTTGATCGCATTCGTCGTTGGTTTGGTGCTCGGCTTCGTGGCCGGTGCTCTGGTCTACCGCAACAACGCCAAGCGCCTGGAGCGCGAAGAGGTGGAGGCCCGCGCCGATTACGAGGCCGCGATCTCCAAGCTCCAGGCTCAGATTGAAAAGCTGAAGGGCTAGGCATGGCCGAATGCCCCCCGAGCCTGTTCTCCCGGTTGATCCGCCCCCTGTCCGGCGCATCGACGAAGAGAGCATCGATGATCTGGGCGACCTGGACCCTGGCGACTGTTGTGCTTGGGATCGGTGGCTCCATCGTCTACCGGGGCTTCGTGGTTGGTGACGTTGGGCAAGGGTTGGTGGCTGCGTTCCTTGGCGCGGTGGGTGGATTGACCACGCTGGTGACCATCGCATACCGCAAGCCGGAGGCACCGCAATGACGCGCCTCGCGTCCATTCTCTGGGGCCTCATCGCCCTGCTGCTGATCTGCCTGGCATGCTCATGGGCGCTACAGCGGCGCTCCGTGGCTGCGGAGTCGCGGGCGCAGGCCCTGGGGGTGGAACGTGACGCGGCGATCAGCAAGGCAGACCAGGAAGCGACCGGACGCAAGGCAGCAGAAGCGGCTCTTATCGCGGCTCGGGCGCGTGTTGCTGCGGCAAGGCCCACCAAGCCAACTGTGCCGGGTGTGCCGCCGGTTTCGGGTGGCGCATCTGTGGCTGATCCTAACCCTTCGGGTGATCTAGTCCCGGCTCTGGATGATCTGGTAGCGAAGCTGGACACGAAGATTGAATCGCTGGAGCGGGAGAACGGTGATCTCCGCACGGCGCTAGACAGGTCGATGAAGCAGACGCGGGCGCTAGAGATCGCGCTTGACGCACAGAAGAGCGCGACGACTTCAAGCAAGTGGCTGGGCCGTATTCAGGGCTTTGCTATCGGCATTTCAGTGGGTTACGTGGGGGGAAAACTGAAATGACGCCTACCGTGCAGATTCTCCTCCTGATTCTCGGCTCGGTTATCTCGGTGCTGATGACCGTTCTGATCTCAATTCTGGTTGGAATCCGGGCGGATCTGAAGGTGGTCCTCGAAGAGCAGAAAGACATGCGTGATCGCGTGTTGACCCTCGAAACCGAACACAAGGGCGCGAAGTGCTCGTATCAGAGGGGTGCGTAATGTCTCGCCCTAGCAATGAAGAGCGCCTAGCCAAGATCCACGCCGAAGCTATCGAAGAATTCGACAAGATCCAGTCCGCAGTCCGTGATGAGCGGCTGCAATGCCTCCAGGATCGCCGGTTCTGTGACATCGCCGGGGCGCAGTGGGAAGGTGCGCTGGGCGATCAATTTGAGAACAAGCCCAAGTTCGAGGTGAACAAGGTTCATCTTTCGGCGCTAAGGATTGAGAACGAATATCTTAACAATCGAATCACGGTCAACTTCGTCAGCAAGGACGGGACCGAGGACGACAAGCTGGCCGAAGTGTGCGACGGGCTGTATCGTGCCGATGAGCAGGACAGCCAAGCGACCGAGGCCTATGACAACGCGTTCAAGGAAGCCAGTAAGGGCGGCATGGGTGCGTGGCGCTACCGGACCTGCTACGAGGACGAAGAGGATCCCGAGAACGACTACCAGCGCATTCATATTGAGCCCATCTATGAGGCTGATACCTGTGTATTCTTCGACCTGAACGCCAAGCGCCAGGACAAGAGTGATGCCAAGAGCTGCTACGTCCTGACGAGCTACACACCGGAAGCCTATGAAGAGGAATGGGAAGACAACCCCGTAAGCTGGCCCAAAGACATCGACCAGCGGGAGTTTGATTGGGCCAGTCCGGATGTCGTGTTCGTGGCCGAATACTACAGAGTCGAGCACACCAAGGATACGGTCGTGTTCTTCGAGGACGTCCAGGGCACCGAGGAACGCCATCTCCAGTCCGAACTGGATGCGGACGAGGAACTAGTTGCCACACTGAAGGCCACGTGCCGCAAGGAAACCCGGCGCAAGAAAATCAACGTCAAGGCCATCCACAAATACATCATGTCTGGCGGGAAGATCCTGGAGGATTGCGGGGTCATTGCCGGGAAGAATATCCCCATCGTCCCAACCTACGGACAGCGGAGTTTCGTGGATTCCGTCGAGCGGTGCATGGGCCATGTTCGGCTAGCAAAGGACGTGCAGCGGCTAAAGAATATGCAGTTATCCAAGCTCGGGGAACTGTCCGCACAGTCCAGCATTGAGAAGCCGATCCTGACCCCCGAGCAGATCGCAGGCCATCAAGTTATGTGGTCTGAGGACAATATCAAGCAGTATCCGTATCTCCTGGTCAATCCCATCCTGGACGCGAACGGTCAGCAGATGGTGGCAGGCCCCATCGCGTATACCAAGCCTCCCATGATTCCACCGGCGATGGCTGCTCTGTTGCAGATCACCGAGACGGACATGCAGGAAATCTTGGGCGGTGCCCAGGGTGCGGAGAAGGTGGTCTCCAACATCGGATCCAAGACGGTGGAGATGATCCATCAGCGCTTGGATATGCAAACCTATATCTATATGAGCAATCACGCTAAAGGAATTCAGCGCGGAGGTGAAATCTGGCTTTCCATGGCGAAGGAAGTCTATGTAGACCCCGAACGCAAGATGAAGACGGTTGGAACCCATGGCGAAACGGGCTCGATCGAACTCATGAAGCCCACTATTGACCCGGACACGGCGGAAAAGGTAACAGAGAACGATCTGACCAAGGCGACGTTTGACGTTGTGTCAGAAGTCGGACCTTCTTCCACGTCACGGCGCGATTCCACCATCCAGAAGCTCACAAACATGATGGGAGCGACCCAGGACCCGGAGACGCTCCAGGTTCTCGGCTCCATGGTCATGCTGAACATGGAAGGCGAGGGGATCTCAGAGGTTCGGGACTTCTTCCGCATGAAGCTCGTCAAGATGGGTGTCATCAAGCCCACGGATGAGGAGAAGGCCATCCTCGAAGCCCAGCAAAAGGGTGAGGATCCGAATGCTACCTATCTCAAGGCCGCTGCTGACGAGGCCACCGCAAACGCAACGCAGGCACGCGTCAAGACCCTTGAAACCATGGCCAGCGCTGATCTTAAGCGAGCGCAGACCGAGGAAACCAAGGCTAAGACCGTCGAAACCATGGCGGGCGTTAGCGGGGGTATGGCCCAGGCCGCCCAGGCAATCGAGCAGGTAGGAGCCCAGAACTCCATCGGAGGCCAGGATACAAGCCTCGCCCACGTAAACGAGCAGGAAAAGGACATGATGCGGCGGATGGGCGGCTCGGGTCGGGTGGATCCCGTGACCGGGATTGAGCATTTCGATGCGGGCGGAAAGCGTGGTGACTCTAACGCAGGGAACGCTAGCGGCGGATATGGCGGTGGAGACAATGACGGAGACGGTGGAAATAGCGGTGGTGGCACGGGTCGCACGTCGAAGACCGGAACCAGCAACCCCGAAAACACTAGCAACTATGGCGCGGCAACGCGGGATAGCGGCGGTGATGACTATAGCGCATCGGCGAATCCAAGCGTCATGTCTCTCGATAATGTTCCTCTCCGTGGGGCTACCCCCGGATATGCCGCGTCTGTCCCTTCTGAGATTACCAAGGGATCTATTGGGCGGGGCGTTCTTGGCGCTGGCCTGGGGTATCTGTTCGGGGGGCCGTCATTGGCCGCCAAGGGTGCCCAGATCGGCTACAGGTCCGGGGCAGGGCAAACCGTATCCGGCCTTGGTAATACCGCTGGATATAACGCCACGGGGAAGGGGGCAATCGGTTCTTCGCGTGGGTTAGCGGGGGGTCCCGAGGGAAGAGATGGCGATGGGTCTTCTAGCCTATTGGGTGTCAACACTCCCACCGCATCCAGCCAAATAGCAGCGACAACCACCCCCGCCGCAGAAGACGCCTATCAAGCAGTCGTCCCGGTTGAGGAATGGTCGAGTTTATCTGTCGCTGACCGTCAAAAGGCAATGCGCGAATTTTGGGCACAGTTTTAACAGCGGATACCGCCTAACCGCATAAACGGGCGAGTGATGACGAGGAAACAATGAGCAAAGTCGAAGACGAAGTGATCGAAACCACGACCGAGGAAGTCACCCAAGATGAACCCGGGCAGGACGAAGTTACCTCTACCGACGAGAAGAAGGGAACCGTCGAAGGGGAAGCGGTAGCGCCCGAAGCCGAGGATGACGGGAACGAAGTCACGGTTTCAATTGGGGAGCCCGATCCCCAGGTGGAGGAAGAGCGCAAGGCCCCTCAGTGGGTCAAGGATTTGCGCAAAACCAATCGGGAGTTGCACGCCAGGACGAAGGAACTTGAAGCGAAGCTGAATGCACAGGCGACCGAGAACAAGCCGGTAGTCCTGGGGCAGAAGCCGACAATCGAGGACTTCGACTTTGACGCGGAAGAGTTCGGGGTTGCGCTTGAGGGATGGTTCGAGAAGAAGAACCGCGTCGCCCAGGAAGAGCAGCGCCGAAAGGATGAAGCCAAGGCCCAGGAGGACGCTTGGCAGGCCAAACTCACCGATTACGGCACGAAGAAGGCGGAAGTCAAGGTTAAGGACTTCGAGGATGCCGAGAAGGAAGTCCAGAGCGTCTTGAGTGTGACCCAGCAGGGAATCGTCCTACAGGGGGCGGAGAACGCCGCCCTTGTGGTCTATGCCCTAGGGAAGAACCCCACCAAGGCTAAGGAGCTGTCCGGCATCACCGATCCCGTCAAATTCGCATTTGCCGTAGCCAAATTGGAGGCCCAGTTGAAAGTCACAGAAAAGAAACCAAAGCCCGAACCCGAGCGCGTGATCTCTGGCACGGGTCGAACCTCTGGATCAGTGGATTCCACGCTCGAACGGCTCCGCGAGGAGGCCGCCAAGACGGGGGATTACACCAAGGTCAAGCAATACAACCAATCGAAACGCAACAAATAGGAGCCCATGATGGCCAACAGTTTCAACAAAGAAGAGCGAATCGCCTTCGAAACCCTCTTGGAAGGGTTCGAAGACGCCCTGGTGATGTCTCGCCAGGTTTCCAAGTATTCCCCCGATCAGGTGATGATGGAGCGGGCCAATGACATCATCTGGCGTCCCGTGCCCTTCATCGCTCAGTCCCACGATGGGACCGACGCGACCGCCAACTTTGACGAAGCTACCCAGCTTTCCGTCCCTGCGACCATCGGCTACGCCAAGCATTCCACTGCGATCCTGACCGCTACCGAACTCCGGGACGCGCTCCAGGAAAACCGGCTGGGCCAGGCTGCCAAGCAGAAACTCGCGTCTGACATCAACGTGGCCGTGAACACCATCGCCGCGATGCAGGGCACGCTGGTCGTCAAGGATGCCGCTGCGGCTAGCGGTATCGCTGACGTGGCGCTCGTTGAAGCGATCATGAATGAGCAGGGCGTCTCCCCTGACGATCGCAAGCTGTTCCTCAGCACTCGCGACTATAACGGTATGGCCGCGAACATCGCCGCCGTGACGCGTTCGTTCGGGAACCAGAAGTCCGAGAAGGCCATGGAGAAGGGGTTCGTTGGCGAAGTGCTGAGCTTCGATACCTACAAAATGGACTACTCCCGGCGTCTCGCAGCTGCGGGCGGTGGTGGTGCCATCGTGATCGACACCCTCCTGGCCACGGGTCAGAATTACGTTCCCCTGGCAACACAGACCGCCGCGACGGGCGAGGTTTCGAACGTCGATAACCGCTACCAGACCGTGACCGTCAGCACCTCCGCTGGTGTTGTGGCTGGTGACTGCTTCACGATCGCTACCTGCAATGCTGTGCATCACATCACCAAGCAGGATACGGGCCAGCTGAAGACCTTCCGGGTGATCTCCGTCCCGGCTGGTGGCACGACCCTCGTGATCTCCCCCCCCATGATCAATGCTCTGGGTGGGACCGAAGCCGAGTTGCAGTATCAGAACTGCGTCCAGAACACCCCCGCCGCGAATAGCGCCATCGTGTTCCTGAATACGGTTGCTGCGGCTGCCAACCCGTTCTGGATCAAGGACGCCATCGAGATCCTCCCGGGGCGTTATGCGGTTCCTTCGGATGCCGGTGTGGCCGTCATGCGCGGAACGACCGACCAGGGCCTCGAACTCGTCATGCAGAAGTTCTATGACATCAACACCATGAAGACCAAGTATCGCTGGGATACGCGGTTCGGCGTCGTGAACAAGTTGCCCGAGCACTCGGGGATCATCCTCTTCAGCCAGACCTAGGTCAAATAGGCGGGGGGCCTCGGATCCCCTCCGTTCACCTTCCCCATTCCCATTCCACCCTAAGGAGCATCGAAAATGCCCATCATCTACGCGCATGGTGAAGCGACTATCGCGCTTGCCGCGAATGACAAGATCGCCATCTTCTCTAATTCCCCGGTCAAGTATTTCATCAAGACCGGATACCCCAATTTCCCCGATGCCTGGGTCCTGACCAAGACCACGACTGCCGGAGATACCTACACCTCCGCTGCTGTTACCGTGGCGTCCACTGTCCGCGTCGAAGCGTCCGAGGCTGTGGCCTACTACGAAGTCGGCGCGGCTCCCGTGATCAACGAGCCCTTGGCCGATCAGTCCTTCGCCGATGCTACTGGTGTGATTTCTGGCCTCGCTGCGGCCCAGGGCGGTAGTTCCACGCTCAAGGGCGGGACTTCCTCGACTGCCGCTAATGCTGGCGGTGCTGCTGCCCTTCTGGGTGGAGTCCCCGGCGAGACTGGCGTTGGCGGTGCTGCTACCGTTACCGCTGGTGCCGGTGGCTCTACCTCTGGCAAGGGCGGTGCGGTTGTTCTGACCGGTGGCGCTGGCACGGCTGGCGATGCTGCGGGCGGTTCGATCGTCCTCCAGCCCGGCGCTCTGAATGGCGCTGGTCTCGATGGTGGCGTGTTCAACCGTGGCACCTATCAGTTTTCCAAGCAGGCCGCTCCTGTAGCCAAGGGCGACGGAGCGCAGTCTGTCACCGGTGCCCAGATGATCGGCGGTATCTGCGTCCAGACGATCACGGGCGCGTCCACTCTGACCACCCCCACGGGTGCTCTGCTCACGGCAGCTTGCCCATCTGATTTGGCTACTGGCGATTCGTTCCTGTTCCGGGTCATCACCCTGGGCGCGGGCGCGGATGATATCACCACCCTGACCGCTGGCGATGCTGGCGTGACCTTCGTTGGTGATGTGACCGTTGGTCCTGGCGCTGCCGGAACCACCTCTGGCGCAACCTTCCTGTTCCGCTGCACTGGAGCCGGGACTTGGGTGGGCTACCGCGTCGGCTAGTCGTTTCAACCGGGGAGGGGCTGCGGCTCCTCCCCTCTCTTCGGAGATTCCATGCCACTCAAGAGGGGTTCCAGCCCTAAGACGGTTTCCAAGAACATCGCCACGGAAATGCACGCGGGCAATCCGCAGAAGCAAGCCATCGCAATCGCCCTGAACGTGGCCCGCAAGTCCAAGGGCAAGAAAGGGAAGAAATGAAGTTTCCCCGCCTCGTCTACAAGAACACAGGTCCCATTGAGCGCCAGGGCGGCACCTATGACTGCGTTCTGGTCCTGAACGAAGTGGAATACGACGCCAAGATCAAGGCCGGTTGGCTCCACTGCATCGGAGCGGAACCCATCACCCCGGAAGCGGAACTGGAGGAAGCGCCTCCTACTCGTTCCGAACTCGAAGCCAAGGCTACCGAGCTGGGCCTGAAATTCGACCGTCGTATGGGCGACAAGAAGATCCTGGCCATGATCACGAAGGCGATGGAGGGATAACGTGTCCTACACGAAGCGAGAGTTCGTCTATGCTGCGTTTGCCGAGATTGGCTACGCTTCGTATGCTTTCGATTTGGATTCCAACGATATCGAAGCGGCCATGCGTCGAATGGATTCCATGCTTGCGGGCTGGAACGCCCTGGGAATCCGAATCGGCTACCCACTACCCGCGAACCCAACCGATAGCGACCTGGATGAACTGACCACGGTGCCCGACTCCGCTAATGAGTCCATCATCACGAACCTTGCGATTCGCATTGCTCCGGGACTTGGCAAGACAGTCTCCCAGGACACCAAGATCACGGCACGGGCTGCATACAGCACCCTCCTAGCGCGTTCGGCCATGCCTAGCGAGATCCAACTTGGCAGTCTCCCGTCTGGCGCGGGTAACAAGTCCTTCGATTCGCCATTCCTCGCTGAACCCGAAAGCCCCCTCACGGTGGGCAATGATTCTGAACTCACCTTCGAATAGGGGCACCCATGACCAACATCAACCAGCTTTCTTCCGCCTCCTCGGTCGTGGCCGGGGATACCATCCCGATTTGGTCCACGGATAACGGAGATACGCGCAAGGTTTCACTTACCACGCTCATGGCCTACGCACGTGCGAACCTTGGGGCGGCCTCTGGAACGTCGCTGATCCTGACCTCCTACGTCAAGACAACGGCGGTTCTGGTCTCGGCTCTGCCTGCGGCGGCGCTGGTGGGTGCTGGGGCAAGATCAGCGGTGACTGACGCAACCCAGACCCTCACGGCAGGTATCGGAGCAGTCGTTGCCGGGACCGGCGCGAACATCGTGCCCGTCTTCTCGGACGGAACCAACTGGCGTATCGGCTAAGGAGCAATTATGGAAACCAGACCCTTCAACCCTCATCGCGGCGCGAACCAAGTCACCTCTCCTGCGGGTGCGTCGGCATCGATCTCCCTGGATCCTGTAGACAAATCCGTTCGGCTGGTCAATTCCGGCGCGAACATCTGTCATGTCCGAATTGGGACGGGTGCCCAGACTGCAACGACTGCGGATATCCCAGTGCGTCCTCTGTCGGAGGTCATCGTGGCCAAGGGCGACGGTGAGAACACCCTGGCGCACATCTCCGCAGCCGGAACGACCCTTCACGTTCAAACCGGAGAAGGCGGGATCTAACATGACCCAGATTCCCATCCTCAACGGGGTCTATACGGACGAGAATGCTGAATTCCGTTCGGCGTATCCCGTCAATCTGATCCCCGTGCCCAAGAAAAACGGCATCAGTGAGGGTTATCTGCGGCCTGCTGATGGGATCGTGGCTCTTGGGGCTGGTGGCCCCGAAATTGACAGAGGCGGGATCAACTGGAACGGCGTCTGCTACCGAGTGATGGGCTCCAAGCTGGTGAGCGTCACATCTGCCGGGGCGGTGACCGTCCTGGGAGACGTTGGGGGGCTTCCCGGTGATCTGGTGACTATGGATTACGGGTTCGGACGCCTTGCCATCGCATCAGCCGGGAATCTCTACTATTGGGATGGCCTCCTGCTAACCCAGGTGGTTGATCCTGATCTAGGCACGGTCGTAGACATGCTCTGGGTTGATGGCTACTACATGACCACGGATGGGACGTATCTGGTAGTCACGGAGTTGAACACTCCAACATCGGTAAACCCGCTCAAGTACGGGTCCTCCGAGGTGAACCCGGATCCCATTCTGGCGCTACTGAAGATGCGGGATGAGGTCTACGCGCTGAACCGGCACACAATCGAGGTATTCAACAACGTCGGAGGTGATCTCTTCCCGTTCCAGCGCAACAGCGGGGCATTGATTCGGAAGGGTCCGGTTGGAACCCACGCATGCTGCGTCTATCTGGACACGATCGCATTTCTAGGCTCTGGGGTTGGGGAAGCACCCGGGGTTTACCTCGGTGGGAACGCAAGCGCCGTCAAGGTAAGCACACGAGAAATTGATACCCTGCTTCTGGATTACACGGAAGCGCAGTTAGCAACCGTCAAGCTTGAATGCCGAAACGACAAGGCCAACCAACTGCTGTATGTCCACCTTCCCGACAAGACCCTCGTTTATGATGGGGCTGCATCCGGTTCAGTGGGTGAGCAGGTTTGGTTCGTTCTTACGTCTGCGGTGAACGACTTCTCCCAATACCGGGCTATGAATTTCGTCTGGTGCTATGACAAATGGATCGTCGGAGATCCTCAATCTGTAGCCATCGGATATCTATCTGATTCCGTGTCGAGCCACTGGGGATCAGTAGTCCGATGGGAATTCGGCACGACCATCGTTTACAACGGGGGGGCAGGCGCGATCTTCCACGAACTCGAACTGGTAGCCCTGACGGGCCGGGTGGCCCTAGGTTCAACCCCGACCATCCGAACGTCCTATTCTGTGGACGGGGAAACGTGGAGCGTAGAGAGGGCCATCAACGCGGGCCTGATTGGGGATCGGCTCAAGCGGCTGGTGTGGTGCCACCAGGGCAATATGCGCAACTGGCGTATCCAGCGGTTCCGAGGGGATAGCGGCAGCTTCATCACTTTCGTCCGGCTAGAAGCCCGGATCGAACCGATGGTGGCGTGATGGCTGGGACGCTGAAGATCAGCCGAGCCCAGCTTGCCGCGTTTCTCAAAAATGACCATGACGCCATTCGTCAGTTTGAGACGCTGTTCGATATCGCGGCTCCGCTCGAGGCTGTTCCGATCGCAGCAGATGAACTCAGCGCGGCGTCCAGCATCGCGGACGACAAGGCACAAAAGGCGCTGGTTGCCATCTACGGGCTGCAGGATTCGCTAGATAGGCTGGCATCGGCTCCGATTGCGGATGCCGGGAATGCCGTCCATCGTTCCGGGACAGAGTTAGTGAGGGGAAACAAGACATTCTTCGACCAAACGCTCGTAGGTGAGTCTGCCAGCCTGGCGGATTTCCCCAATGCTGGGCTTATTTCATCGCGTGGCGATTCGGGGCATAGCTATTCCAACAACATAGGGGTTGTGGGCGAGTCTAAGTCGGTCGTCGGGTTCCCTGGTATCGGTGTTGGGGGCGTTGCGCAAACCAACGGGATATTTCCGGCCTATGGTATGGCAGGCAGGGCGCTTGTATCTGCGGGGGCAGACTCGGGGGCAGCCATTGGGGTTGAGGGACTATCAGAAGCGGTGCATGCGGGAGGATCCAATATCTCGTTTTATGCCATAGCCTCAGGTGGTCTGCTCAATTTCAGTTTTTACGGCAATTCTGGCCGGATTTATAATGCCGACACGACCACATCAACCTCTAAAACGACTGGTTCTGCCGTGTTTGGTGGTGGTCTCGCTGCAAACGGACCATTCTTTGCGGAGTCCGGGACATTCGTAAAATCAGACGCAACGGCTGTGATCAAGCTCGACCGGGTAGATACCACCATCGGAACAGATGATATCGTTGGGCGTCTGGAGGTGGAGGGGCACGACGCGGGAGCCTCCGGAATCTGTGCCACATTCGAGGCCATAGCAGAGGGGAACGCCGGGGAGACGGGTTGGCGGTGGTGCAACGGAACGGCTGGTGCCATCACAGAAACGATGCGCCTTAACGAGCTGGGATACCTTGGCATTGGAACGGCGGAGCCCGACGCAAACCTACACGTCGAATATGCAACCGGTGCCGTCGAGAGGCTCACTCGTAAAGATACAACCGTAACGGCTGGAGATATCGTTGGCCGCGTAGAGTTCGAGACTCAGGATGCAGGATCGGCTGGGATCGGAGCCTACGTGCAGGCCGTTGGGGGTGGATCCGGGGGAGAGGTCAATGTCGCCATTGGAACGGGGCTTGGTGGGGCTGCTGCCGACCGCCTAGTTATTGATTATGCCGGGGTGTCCACGTTCTCTCATCGCGTTCTGAATCCCAAAATGTTCATCACCGAAGAGGGGGGGTTTGCTATCCGCCTTGTGGCGGGAGAAAACCTGTCTCGTGGCGAGGTGGTTTACGTGCGCATCGCCGGAGGCACAGATGGCAAGGTGTGGAAAAACCCGATTGATGGGGATATGCCGGTGGGAGTCGTTTTCGCTAACGCGCTTGCCGATGCGGAAGCGGTTGTCGTGATTTCTGGGATTGCCTACGTGTTGCCGACCAGCACTGTAACCGCCACACGAGGGTATGTGATTTACTCCAGTGCTTCTGAGGCTGGGCGGGTTGACCAGGCGGCTGCGGTTCCAGCCATTACCACGCACATGAGGGAATGTGGCCATCTTCTGGACACTGGCGGCGGGAATGGCGTGTTAACAAGAGCGATCATCCATTTTAACTAGGGAGAAAATATGCCAGTAGCTGTCAAGAATATCATCCCCTGCAAGGCAGTGGAGAACGCGCAAACGACGCAATATACAGCGACCCTGTGCAAAGCGATCATCGACAATTTCACCGTCACAAACACGAGCGCGGCCAATGCAACATTTGGCTGCAATATTGTAGCTCCGTTAGGGGTTGCCGGTAATCCGAATCTGATCATCAAGCCGCGAACTATCATTCCCGGGGAAACCTATCACTGTCCCGAAATGGTAGGGAAGGTGATTGAGATGAACTACTTCGTTTCCACCATCGCAAGCGCGGCCAATGCCCTGACTATGAGTGTGTCTGGTCGGGAGATCACATAACTTTGCGCGGATATGGTTATGGACGTATACTTAATACGTCTGAGAGCCAGAGCCGCCAGCAGCTCAACACTGGAGTGCGCGAATGCTCATCACGATTCTTCACGAGGTGCCAAATGGGAATGTGGGGTGATATCGCCAGTGCGGCGGGCGGCTTGCTGTCCAGCTATCTGTCCAGCGAGTCCCAGAAAGATGCTGCGTCCAGTGCGTCCAGTGCGCAGACTGCCGCAAGTACTGCCGGGATTACAGAGCAGAGGGCACAGTTCGAGGCCATCCAGAAGCTCCTGAAGCCCTATACCTACACGGGCACGGCGGCTCTCGGATCTCAGCAGGCCCTCCTGGGATTAAGTGGAAACGAGGCACAACAAGCAGAAATTGACGCTCTTGAAAATTCGGCTCAATACAAGTCCACGGTTGAATCCGGGGAGAATGCCATCCTCCAGAACGCCTCTGCCACTGGAGGACTCCGAGGTGGGAACGTCCAGGGAGCGCTGGCCCAATTCCGGCCCCAGGTGCTCAGCAGCCTTATCAACCAACAGTTCAGCAACCTCGGGAGTCTTTCAACCCTGGGGCAGAATTCCGCAGTCCAACAAGCGGCGGCTGGGCAGGCCACGGGCAATCAGGTCTCCTCCCTGCTGGGTAACATCGGGTCCGCACAGGCCGGGAATGCTCTTGCCCAGGGTCAGGCCAATTCTAACCTGTGGAGCGGGGTTGCTAACACGCTTGGAACGCTCGCCGGTTCGAAGTTCTAGGAGACGCCATGCCAGAACCTTTCAACTATATGTTCCAAGGATCGCAGCCCGTCCAAGCCGACTTCGCGGGGAGCTTCGCCAAGGGCCAGGCGCAAGCCAAGGCTGAACGCGACAAGCTCGCCCAGGAAGAGTCCGCACGCCAGATGCAAGCCGACATGATGGAGGTCACCAAGAATCCAACGGTTGCCAGTATCACCAAGGTCATGAGCCTATACCCCCAAGTGGGTGACAAATACAAGCCCCTTCTGGAATCGGCCACGGCACAGCAGAAGCAGAACCGCATCAGCCAAGCTTCCGATGTGTTTATGGCCATCGGGAGCGGGAAGCGTGACATTGCGATGAGGCTCTTGGAAGATCAGGCCGCCGCGGCTCGGAACGCAGGGGATGAGCAGGAGGCCAAGAGCGCCGAGACCCTCCGAACCCTGATCGAGAGTAGCGATACCGGGGAGGCCGGGGATAAGATGGTCTTCTCGTCTGCCGGAACGTTCCTGGCTAAAGCTATGGGGCCGGATCAGTTCGAGAAGACCTATTCCGGGCTGTTCGCTAACCAACGGGCCGAAGCAGAGGCCCCGTCGAAGCTGAAAGAATCCGAAGCCAAGGCCCAGAAGGCCGCTGTGGACGCCAAGTTTGCGGAATCGAACGCCGCGATGAGTCTTCAAAAGTCCGGGTGGGACATCACGAAGATTCAGAATGATATTGAGATATCCAAGCAGAACGCCAAAATCGCCATGATGAACGCTGCCATTGCCCGCGAAGGAAACGACCTGAAGCGCAAAGAGCTTGCGCTGAAGGTGCAGGACGCCCAGACCGCCAGGGATGACAAGCTCCGCGAGAAGGTCTCTGAGGTATCGAGCGCACAATCCACTATCGACAATATGCTTTCCACGGCTCAGATGGCCCTGGACACTCCCAAGAGCGTAGTTGGAAGCGCTGCCGGTCCCGTGAGCTCGAGGGTGCTCACCACATCCCAGGCCACGGCGGATTTTGAGGAACTGGTAAAGACCCTCGGTTCTCAGGCGTTCTTGACGCAGGTTAAGTCGATGAAAGGTATGGGTTCCCTGTCCGACGCAGAGGGAAAGAAGCTCGAAGCTGGGCTGCAAAGCCTGTCTCTTCGCCAGTCTCCCGAACGGCTCATGAGCAACATCAAGGAAATGCAACGGCTCATGATCAAGGCCCGAGAAAACCTGAGCAACAAATTCGGAGCCCCAACATCTCCAAGCGATCTTCGCCCAGGAGTGGAACAACGCACCGTAACCGTGGAGTATTAAATGCCCTACACGGTAAAGACAAAAGACGGAATCATTCTCACCAATATCCCCGACGAAATCGCCCCAGATTCGCCAGAGGTCAAGGCGAAGGTTGCTCAAGCTCGGGCCAGTAAGGGTATCGCGCAACCCCAGACCCCGGCAGGATTGTCGGCACTGGATCAAAAAACAGTCAATCAACCCCCACCTGAGCCGGAAGAGCCTAAAACGACCGCCTCTGGTATCGTTGGGGCGGTGAATCGTGCGCTCCTGCCGTATGCGGGGGGAGCTGCCCTTGGTGCGGCTGGGGGCGCTCCCATTGGAGGCGTTGGGGCTGTCCCGGGCGCTGTGGCCGGAATCGCTGCCGTGGGTCTTTCTAAACTCGTTGGTGACCCCATTGTGTCAGCAGTGAATGGGATGCTCGGGACGAAATATAGTCTCCCAACCGAAGCGCTCGAAGACTTGATGGCGAAGATTGGCATCCCACAGCCCAAGACGGAGGCCGAAAGGATCGTTCGCACGGCCACGGAAGCCGCAGCGGGGGCGGGTAGTCAAGTGGGCCTCGGAAAGACGCTCATGCAGGCCGGATTCTCCCCCACAACCCAGGCCATCGGAACCTCGCTATCGTCTCAGCCTGCGGCTCAGATCGCTAGCGGTGCCGGGGCAGGTGTTGGATCGCAAACCGCCGCGGAGATGGGCGGAGGTCCGCTTGCGCAGATGGCGGGTGGCTTGGCGGGCGCTGGTATCGCGGGCGCTCCGTTCTTCAAGGCTACTCCTAAGCCTGCTCTTGCGGCGGTGGAACGTGAAGCCCCTGTGATCGCGGCACCAGTTGCTGAAATACCTGTAGCACAAGCTGCGAAGATCGAGGCGGATCAAGCCAAGAACATCGGGGAGTTGGTAAGGAAGGCGTCTGGAACCGGGATAGGAGCAGCCACAGCCAAGAATCAACTTGCCGACATGGCCGCAATCAACCCGGAAGCTAGGGCCGCTGCGGATCGGTTGGGAATGGAACTACCACCTGACGTTTTCTCGGATAGCCCACAAATCAGGGCCGCTGCGGGGCTAACGCGCTCTGCGGCAGGTAGTCAGGCCGAAGGCGCATGGCGAACCACCGTATCTAATGCCGTGGACAAGGCGGACGAGGTAATCAAGGGCTTCGACGCTACGTTTGTCGAGGGCCAAGTATCCCCCGGCGTGCAATCGCAGAAAGTGCGGGAAACGCTCCTGAAGACACGTTCTGAGATGAACGAAGCGGCCAAGAAAATCTATGAACAGGTTGATACTGCGATTCCCAAGAATGCACCCGTGCAACTCCCGAAGGTCGAAGAGACCTTGCTGAAGATCATGGACGAAGTTGGGGAGGGGGGCCTTTCTGCCCAGGAAAAGAAGCTGCTCAAGATGGTTGACGCCAAGGAAGGCGTGACCTATGGCCGTTTGATCCGGGAGAAGAACCTTATGGGACAGGCCATCGCCGGGAAGGATTCACCCTATGGGAACATGGAGGCTGGAGCACTCAAGCGCCTGTATGGCGCGCTGGCAGAGGACCAACTAACCAACGTGGAAGCTGTTGGGGGGGCGGAACTCCGCAAGGATTTGCACGGGGCGAACCTGCTCTACGCCAAGGAACGCGCTCTGGTCAAGCGGATCGTCAATGCCTTCGGGGAGGACTCCGAGGGCAGCATTGCAAACAAGATGCGCACGGCCATCACGGGAGGTTCCAAGGGATCTTCGGAGGACTTCATGAAGCTCATGAAGATCGTCCCGGATGATCTCAAACGGGAAACCGTGGCGACGGCCCTTGCATCCGCTACCCGATCCGCACGGGGTGCCGAGCGTGGCGGCTTCGGATTTTCTGAGTTCGCCAAGACGTATCAAGGGCTCCGTGCTAACGCCCCCATTTACAAACAAGTGGTTGAAGCCCTTGGCCCCGGATCGGATGCTGTGTTGCGCGATCTCTACGAGGTGTCCAAACGGGTTACCGACGCCCGGGCCAACGTTCTGACCACCGGCAAGGCAAACCAAGCCATCGCCCAAGCCATGACGGCGGAAGGGCTCATGTCAAAGGTGCTCGATAGCACGGTTGCGCGAGGGATCACCACGGGGGCCTCCGCTATCGGCGCCGGTCCTATCGGCGCCGGTGTTTCAAGTGCGCTCATGAACGCACTTTCTAATGGGAAGAAAGACGCGCTAACAGCAGCGGGTGAAATGTTTCTGAGTGAAGAATTCAAGCGACTGGCCATTGAAGCAGCCACGAAGGCGAAGCCAAACCCTGCTGCTGTGCGTGGTCTTGTGAATGGTGGAGCCTTCCAACGATTCGCACATACGATTCAGTTGCCAACATCGAAAGAACAACAGGCCCTCTGGGTCATGAACGCCCTTCGCGCTGAAGAATCAATTCAATAGGAGAAATGATGGCATCCGTAGAAATCAAGGCCCCCTTCGAAACCTTCCGGGACGTGGACGGATCTCCCTTGGATGATGGGTATGTGTATATCGGCGTAGCGGGGCTAGACCCGATTGCTAACCCAATCTCTATTTATTGGGATTTCGCGTTAACTATTCCCGTGTCTCAGCCTATTCGGACTATTGCCGGGCTTCCATCTAGGGGTGGGGCTCCGTCTTCTGTGTATGCAGGATCCGACTATTCAATCACGATAAAAGACAAAAATGGTAGTTTGGTATACACATCGGATTCATCTACTGAAATCACGGCAGAATTAGCCAACACCACTGACCCAGCCAAGGGCGATGCGATGTCGGGCGTCAAGTCGACACTGGCCGATAGCGTTGCCACCACCCAGCACGAAGTCAACGAGCGCACCCGAAGCGTTTTCGACTGGTTCTCCGCTACTCAAAAGGCTGATGTTCTGGCTAGGACCGCCCTTATCGATGTGTCTGCCGCGTTGCAGACTGCCATCACTTCCGGCGCAGATCTCGCGTTCCCAGGCGGCTCCTACGCCGCAAACAACCTGACTATGAGCACCCTGGGGCAACGGTTGATTGCGAACGGCTACGTTAAGATCATCAAAAATGCCAATGGCTCGATCCTGACGGTAAGTGGGCAAGAGTGCGAATTGTCCGGCATCCTGTTCAGCGGTGAGTCTTCAACCCCTGCACTGACGGGGGATAATCTAGTCGTTACCGGGGCCAACGTTCGGCTGAATAATTGTGGCAGCAAATACGCCTATGGTCGTGCCCTGCTAGCCACTGGGACGGGGCTGCACATCAACGGCACTAACGGTATATGGCAGACGACAGACGCAACGGCGACTGGTTACGATATCGAAATTGGCGTTTCTGGAACTGCAACTCTTTACCATCATCTGACCGATATTTATACTTCGAAAGCGACTGGTGGTATTAAACTCATCGACACCGGATCCCATTCTATTGTCGGGGGTCAGTTTGGAAAACTGACTATCGCAAAGGGCACCGGACCGGCTGGAGTGAATGGAGGGATGACCAGTTCCTGCCGTATTCTCGGGGATATCACGGTTGAATCCTCCAGCGCTATTTTTACTGGAAACCAGTTCGGGACCATTGCTATATCCTTCGCGGCTGGAACGTCTCTCTGTGTCATCGATATGAGCAATACTTTTTCGGCTGGCACTACGATCACCAATTCTGGAAACGCAAACAACTTTATCCAGCGCAACTTATCAACTGGAAGTTACGCACAGTTTACTTATGGCGTTGGGGCGTGGTATTACCAGGTCGATCTGACCACCGGTACGCATTGGTTCCCTTCTCATGTGAGAATGGCGAACAACAAGACGCTCAGCATGCGCAACGCTGCTAACGATGCTGACCTAACAATGATGACTGTCAACGCCTCCGACAACATCACGCTAGGGCATGCTGTTGGGGCAGCTTTCACAAATTTCATGGCTGGGACGGGCGGCATTTACCTTGCAGTGGGAGGAGCAGCGAAATGGAATGCGACCAATACGGGGCAATGGCTCCCATCCGTAGATAATACCCAGCGGATTGGTGCAGCGGGTCAGAGATTATTGGAAATTTACTGCTCCAATGCAACCATTAACACATCCGATGCAAGGGATAAAACGGACATCCGGGATTCTGACCTGGGGTTGTCGTTCATTGAGCGTCTGCGTCCAGTGGCGTTTCGTTGGATCAACGGGCACAACGAAGTGAAGGTGCTGGAGCCGGAAGACACTGAAAACTCAATCCCTGCCGTGCTTGAAATCACACCCATCCCCGGAATTCGATCCCACTATGGTTTTTTGGCGCAAGAAGTCAAGCAAGCTCTTGATGCAGAGGGCGTGGCGGATTTTGCGGGGTGGACGCTCGACGATCCAGACGATCCCAATAGCAGGCAGGGGCTCAGGTATGACCACCTGGAAGCCCCTATGGTTCGGGCAATTCAGGAACTTTCTGAACGACTGAAGCGGCTAGAGTCTTTGTAGATGCCCAAGCGCCCCAAGGGAACCCCCGCCCGGATCGAAACCCCATCCGAGCGGGTAGCGCGGGTCAGAGCGGAGCGGATGGCGGCGAGGGTGGCTGAGTCGGATCGGCTCGCCCGGGAGTATGCCGAGACGCTCGACGAACGGCAGAGGTAGCCTTGACCCGCCTGAATTATGCACGGTTTTGCATACGCGCCACTTCTTCGCCACTGCTCCAAAACGGGGGCACTTTTGTCAACACTTACAGCGCAATATAGAGCAATGAAGGCGCTGAATTTGACCCAGCATAAAAGCAAAAACCCCTGTGTTATCAGGGGTTTAAGTGGTGGTCCCGGAGCGATTCGAACGCCCGACCCTCAGATTCGTAGTATTCAGACCACCCTAGTCTAGCGCGTGTTTGCGGGGAGTGTCCGCCACTTTTGCGCCACTTTAACCATTTATTCAAGCAAGCCCCATCTTCTGGACAAGCTCAGCCCTTGATTGAGCCGATGGGTTTCAGGCGGGTGGTGATCTTCACGAGGTCGGTTTGGTTGGCCATCACTGCGTCGATGTCCTTGTAGGCCCCTGGGGCTTCGTCCAGATCATCCGCGTTGCGGAGCCCGTGGATGACGCCCGCCATCTTGGCCGTCTCCTCCTCGATGCTCAGGGTCCGCTGGGCCTGCTTGCGCCCCATGCGCCTCCCCGCCCCGTGAGAGCAGGAGTTGAACGATTCTGGGTTGCCCAGGCCCTCCACGATGTAGCTGGCCGTCCCCATGGAGCCAGGGATGATGCCACGCTCACCGGCCCGGACGCGGGTGGCACCCTTCCGGTGGACCCAGACGTTCTTGCCGTAGTGAGATTCCAGAGCCGCGTAGTTGTGGTGGATGTTCACGGCGTCGACCGGGCTGGCCCCGGTGACATCCGACACGATGCCCATGATCTGCTCCATCATCCAGGCCCGGTTCGCCTTGGCGAAGTCCAGGCAGAATTCCATGGCGGCACGGTAGTCCTGGCCTGCCTGGTCGTCCATGGGCAGGAAGGCTAGATCGGGATCCGGGAGGGTCACATGCCAGCGGGAGCATAGGGCCTGGGCCAGCTTGTGGTAGACGTTGGCTGTCTTGAGCCCGAAGTTCCGGGAACCAGAGTGCAGCATGATCCAGAAGGTGCCGGTGGGGTCCTCCTGGAATTCAATGAAGTGATTTCCGCCGCCCAGGGTTCCAAGCTGTTTCCGTGCGCTGTCTAGTTCCTGCTGGATGATCGGCAGACCCGGGGCGCGGTCGAACCCTTCCCACGCCTGGGGGTGCTGGTGGTGGGCGAAACCGACCGGGACCGCCTTGCGGACGCGGCCCATGATCTCCTTGAGGGTGTCGGTCTGGATCCCGTTCAGGCTGGTCATCTGGGCGGCCATGCCGCAGCCGATGTCCACGCCTACCGCATTGGGGATGATGACCCCCTCTGTGGCCAGGACGCCCCCGATGGGCATGCCGTAGCCCTGGTGGCTGTCGGGCATGATGGCAACCCACTTATGGACGAAGGGTAGATTGGCGAGGTTCTTGGCCTGGGCCAGGGCTCCGTCTTCGATATCCTCAAGCCAGAGTTTGATGGGGATTCGTTCAGTGTTCACGACGCGCATTGGCGCTCCTTGAAGGGGTGGTGCATCTGGACATCAGCCGGATTTCCGCAGGGACATGCGGAACTCAATTGTTCCTATTTCCTGGGCTACTTGGTTCCGTTCCCACTCGGCCTCAAACTGGCGATCGAGAAGTTTCAGGTAATCCTTCGCCAAAATCGAATCGACCCTCGCGCGGCGCCTTTTGAGGGCATCGAGTTGCTGGATGACGTGGGGGCCGTGGTCCTTGGCGTTGACGATTTCGATGAACTCGCGGTGGATGGCGAAGGCCTCGCCCGTGATTCCGTTATGCTCATCCACTTCCGCTTTTGCCTTGTCGGCAATTTTAGACATTCGGGCATGTTCGCGTCGGAGCGCGCCCAGGGTTATTTCGTCGCCTGTTTTCATGGGTGCCTCAGCGGTAGACTGTTCCGGCGCGGAGAACGATTCCGAGCCAAATGAAGTAGGGCATTCCGTGGTTCCTGCTGGTCCTGGGCAACTTCAGATATGGACGACACGACCACCAAGATCGTTTCGGAATCGATCGATTTCAGCCCTGTCTTGGCTTTCGTAGACGAGGGCCTTCGATTGGTCGGTGTCCCATGTGACGACTTTCTTGCCGTCCGGTTCGACGCGAACTCCGGAGAAGTATTGAGCTACCCGGTTGACCATCTTCTTGATGACGTACGGAGTTGTTTTTGCCATGGATGGGCTCCTTGGATGGGTGGGTGTTCTGGACATCAGTGAGTTAGAGCAAAACGGACACGGCAAGCGCGGCAACACCCGCCTTCAAGGTCTTCGAGTCCCTTGGTTTCGCAGGGCATGTCCTTCCAGTCCTCCAACGTTTCTTCTAGCAATGCAATGCGCTGGGCTTGGCTTCGCAGGCACTTGAGATCCTTCTCGGATTCACCTTCCAGGAAGGACACGCGGCATTGAAGTCGTTCTCGGTCCCTGTGGAGTTCATCAATCAAGGACATCACTTCAGCGTCAGCCTCATGGGTCACGCTTCCGATTTTGATACTCAAGGGTTCCTCCTTTGATGGCTGGATGTGGACAACCTTAGTTCTTGGGCTCGATGCCAGCACCGATGCGTCTCATGAGATCGGAGAACGCCATATCGAGCGTGGCTGACGGTGAATAGTTGCGTATCAAATACGCCTTTGCGTTTGCATAGGCGGTGATGATCTCGGGAACATTGGCTAGGGTTTCCTCGGTGGGCATCGTCGTGCTCCTGGACATGCTCAGGCGGCGGGCTTCATGAACACCAACCAGTGGGTCATGCCGCGCCGACCTGAGACTTGGCCGAATAGGGGTTGGAGGGGGGTGAGGGCCAGCACTTCGCCAACCTTCACATGCGTTTCGTTCCACTTGAAGACCAGGACGCCGGAGGACTCCAGCACCCGGAAGCACTCCGCGAAGCCCAGGCGCAAGTCCTCGCGCCAGTCCGGCCCGAGCTTGCCGTATTTTGCGGCCATCCAGCTTCCAGCCCCGGCCCGCTCCAGGTGTGGCGGGTCGAAGGCCACCAGTTTGAAAGAGGCATCGGGGAACGGGAGATTCCGGAAGTCCATCAGCATGTCCGGCTCGATTCGGAACACTCGCTGGCCATCTTCGCGCCCGTGGGAGCGATCCGTCACGGTCAGGGTCTCGCTCCGCTGATCCCCGAAGATGGCCTCGGGGTGCTGTCGGTCGAACCACATCATGCGGCCGCCACAGCAGGGGTCTAGGATTCGTTTAGGCACGGAGGCCTCCGGTTGGTTCATGGATGTGGACAGATTTACTTGGGGTTTTTGACAGATGGGAGAACAGCCGGTCCCTTGCCACCAGCCAAGAAGGCTGGGATTGCCCTGCGCAGGTCCAACTGGTCGAGGTGACTGACATACCTGGAGGTTGTTGAGATATTGGAATGACCGAATAGTTTGGATACGGCTACAAGGTTCCGGCAGTAGAGATAGCTGGAGAACGCGAAGGTATGGCGCAGCGCGTGAGGCGAAATGCGCTTCTTGATGTCGGCCACTTCGGCCAGGTGCTTGATGATGCGAGATGCTGACTTTGTGGTGAGGCGCCAGTTATCGCGGCTCCCCATGGCCCGATCTTCAGAGAGGAACAGCGGCCCGATGTCGCCGGGTTGGCGGTGGGATCGCTTCAGGTAGTCCTCGATGCCTCGCCGGACTTCCTTGCGGACGGGAATCAGCCGGTCCTTGGAGCCCTTGCCCTGGCGGACGTGGATGGTGGTCCCGCCCTCTGCATCATCACGGATGTCCCGGATATCCAGGTTGACCAGCTCCGCCACGCGCACGCCGGACCCGAGAGCAACCAAGGCCAGCGCGTGGTCGCGGGGGCAGGACGCCTTGGCTGCGTCGAGGTAGCGGAGGATTTCGGCCTGGGTCAGGGTCTCGTGGGGTGTGATGACCGAGACCTTGGGCACCTTCAGTAGATAGAGGAACTGTTCGGATCGGAGGTCGTGCCCACCCAGAGCCGCGCACCATACCAGGAACGACCGGAGCGCGATGAGGGCTTGGGCGTGGGTAGCGGAACCACGGCCATCAGCGACCAGCGCCCCGCGGTAGTTCATCAGGTGGACGGCCTGGACCTCGGACAGTTTCTCGACGGCCATCATCCCGAAGGCGCCAGTCAGGTGCCGGCGGTACCCCCTGGCGGTCTTCTTGTTGGGGATCTGTGAGGCTAGAAACGTCTCGACGATTTCAAGAATATTGGCGCGGCGGTCCACGCTAGGAACACCGCCAGCATTGAATGTAGCCTGTTCTGCAAGGTTCCCCTGGATCACCAAAGTAGGACTCATGCGGCCACCTTCCGCGCCTTTGCCGGGTTCATATAGGCTCGGCACTTCGCACACATCCTGCGGTCTTCCCGGTCGCGTTCGTGTCCGCAGCGGAAGCACTTCCCCGCCTCGATCCACCTGGCCTTACGCCGCGCCTGAACCTCGGCACGGTGTTCCATGCACACCCCACAGAACGAATGCACAGCCACGCGCTTCTTGCAGCAGCAGCAGATACCTTCAGCTCGGCAGATCCTACGTAGGTCGCGCTGGTATTCGGCGTCCTTGGGCTTCCACTTCATACCGGCCTTACCTCCTCCTCGATCAGCCGCGTCTCGCCTCGCTGCTCGGGGGCCGCAAATGAAAGCCCCTTGCCCTCACAAAGCAGCGCATGCAGACCGTTGGCGAACTGGTTGAAATTCTCGTCCTCGTCTTCGCTCCAGTCGCCGCCGATGTGCGTGTGGGATCCGTCCTTCAGCACGATTGTCGCGCTACCAAATCCCCAATCTGGAGTAATGGATCCACCCTCAGAGCAGAGCTTGGCAATGGCCTTCAGTGTGTCCCGGTAGCGGTTCGCCGCTTCCATTTGCGTCTTGAAGTGCCCCCACGGGACGTATGTTTCT